CACGCTGTAACGACTTCCCACACGAGGGTGTGAGAACATAAACCTTTGAAGGAGGACCAAACCATGAAATGGAAGAAGATGAACCTGCAGCTGTTTGCGAATGCGCACGAGCAGCTGCAGAACACCACCGGCAGCTCCGGCATGAGCGCCGAGATGAAAACCTTTTACGAGCGCCGCCTCATCGACCAGGCGCTGCCGGCGCTGGTGCATGACCAGTTCGGCGACAGCTACCCCATCCCGGCCAACAACGGCAAGACCATTGAGTTCCGCAAGTATGACGCGCTGCCCAAGGCCACCACGCCCCTGACCGAGGGCGTGACCCCGGAAGGCCAGGCCCTGACCGTGACCACGGTGACCGCTGAGGTGCACCAGTACGGCGGCTGGGTGCCCCTGACCGACATGGTGCAGATGACCACCATTGACAACAACGTGGTGCAGGCCACCAGCGTGCTGGCAAGCCAGAGCGGCCGCACCATGGACACCATTGTGCGCGACATTCTGGCCGGCGGCACCAACGTAATCTACGCCCCTAAGATCGGCGCAGGTGGTGCAGAGACCCCGGTGACCAGCCGTGCGGGTCTGGACGCCACGGCCCAGCTGACGGTGGACCTGATCGAGCAGGCGGTGGCCCAGCTGAAGGTGCAGAACGCCGACCCCATCGGCTCTGCCGGCGGCAGCTATGTGTGCATCATCCACCCGTACACGGCCTACGACCTGAAGAAGGACCCGGCCTGGGTGGAGGCCCACAAGTACGCCAGCCCAGAGGAGATCTTTGAGGGCGAGATCGGCAAGATCGGCAACGTGCGCTTTGTGGAGACCAGCGAGGCAAAGATCTGGACCGGCACCGGCTGCCCCTCGGGCCTTGCGGTGTTTGGCACTCTGGTGCTGGGCGCCCACGCCTACGCCACCACCGAGCTGGAAGGCGGCGGCCTGCAGCACATTGTGAAGCAGCTGGGCTACGGCGACGACCCGCTGAACCAGCGCGCCTCTGTGGGCTGGAAGGCCGTGAAGACCGCCGAGCGCCTGAGCGAGCAGTACATGGTGCGCATTGAGAGCTGCAGCGCACGCTACAGCGCCAAGGCGAAGGCAAACTGAGGAACGGAGGATGAACAAATGGCAGTAAAGAAAGAAACCGCCCAGCAGGCTGCAGAAGCAGCCACCCAGGACACCAAGGACGTGCAGGCGGAAAAGCGTGACACCGAGGTGATCCACCTGTTCAAGGACAACGGCCGCTACTCCAGCGCCCGTTTTGTGAGCGTGAACGGCGAGGCGTACCTGATCCAGCGCGGCGTGGACGTGGAGGTGCCTGCGGCGGTGGCCGAGGTGCTGCGCCACAGCGAAGAGATGGACAACGCGGCCAACGCAAAGATCGAGGCGGCCCAGGCGGCGGCGCAGAACGTGCCGGCACTGCAGAAGCTGTAACCCTCTCACCGGCCCCGTCCGCCAATGGCGGCGCGGATGCCGGAGCTCCCCCGAAAGGGGAGCCACGAATCAAAGAAGAATACACCCGGTACGGCAGGCACTTGCTGTGCCGGGTGTTTTTGCTAAGGAGGCGGAACGATGACAGCCGGAAAGGCGATAGAACTTTGCGACCAGATGCGGCCGAACAACGACTTTGGGGACGAGATGAAGCAGATGTGGCTGCGCCAGTGCGACGCGCGGCTGCGGCAGACGGTGGTGAACCGCTCGGCCTGCGGGGACTTTGACGCTGTGGGCGCGGACATGGCCGGGGACGGGCTGGAGTATGACACCCAGCTGCTGGCACCGGATGCCTTCAGCGCACTGTACCAGCACTGGCTGTGCGCCCAGATGGACCTGGCCCTGGGCGAGACGGCCCGAGCGGTGAACGAGCTGCAGATGTACAGTGACTACTGCCAGGAGTTTGCAGCCTGGATGCGGCAGAAATACCCCCCGGCGGGCGGGGTGCAGTGGAGGTATTGAGAGATGATCGACGGGACGAACCTGAACCAGCTGACCGGCAGTCGGCAGCTGTTGCGGGCCTTTGGGGGCATCAACGAGACCTACAGCTGCAGCGAGGCGGAGCTCTCGGCGGCGCTGAATTTTTCCGGCAGGGGATTTCCGGCGCTGCAGACCCGGGCGCTGCGCAAAAAGGTGCGGGACGTGGAGAAGGTGAACGGCATGTACCACCTGAACGGGCTGCTGATCTGCCGGGGCACGGGGCTGGAATACGCACCGGACGGGCAGGCGGGCCGCACGGCGGCGGTGACGCTGGAGAATGTGCTGACCGATGACCGCAAGGAACTGGCCGGCATGGGCAGCAAGGTGCTGATCTGGCCGGATAAGCTGGCCTTTGACACTGAGACCGGCCAACTGGAGCCGCTGGGGGCGAAGTGGGAGCTGGGCGACCGGAAGATGACCGTGTGCCCCTGCGACACGGAGGGCAAGATGTACGAGGTGGCCGGTGCAGGCGACACGGAGCCGGAGAGCCCGGAGGACGGGCAGCTGTTTTTGAAGGGCGAAGCCGGGAACCTGTACGACTATGAGAGCGTGCTGGAAAAGTGGAGCGCCAAGAGCGGCAAGTGGGTGCAGGTGCTGGTGAACACGGTGCGCATGACCTGCCCGGGGATCGGGGGCCTGCTGAAGGAGGGCGACACAGTGACCCTGACCGGCATGCCGCAGGCCGTGTGTGACGCGCTGGCGGCAGACCTGAACGGAGAGATCGTGGTGCAGGCGCTGGAAGGAGACGACCTTGTGGCCAGCCTGACCCCAGCCCAGGACAGCAGCCGGTACTATGGCAGCTGGACGGTGACGGCCACGGGCACCAGCTGGCGCAGCCTGGACGGGGCACGCACCGAGAACGAGGGCCTGGCCGTGAGCATCACGCTGGAGCGGCGGGTGCCGGACCTGGACTTTGTGACGGAGCAGGGCAACCGGGTGTGGGGCTGCAGCAAGAAGGAAAACACCATTTACGCCTGCCGCCTGGGCGACCCCACCAACTGGTACAGCTACCGGGGCATTGCAGCGGACAGCTACGCCGTGAGCGTGGGCAGCGACGGAACCTTTACCGGCGCGGCCAGCTGCATGGGGTATGTGCTGTTCTTCAAAGAAAACTGCATCCACAAGCTGTACGGCTCCAAACCCAGCGACTACCAGCTCTCCAGCGTGCGGTGCCGGGGCGTGGCAGCCAATGCCGCCCACAGCCTGTGCGTGCTGAACGAGACGCTGTACTATCTCTCGCCCGGCGGGGTGATGGCCTGGGACGGCAGCCTGCCCAGCAAGGTGTCCGGCGCGCTGGACACCGGGAAGCTGACGGGGGCCGCGTGGTGCGCGGCCGGAAGCCTGGACGCGCGGTATTACCTGTACCTGCGCCGGCAGGGGGACAGCGCCGGGCGGCTGCTGGTGTACGACACGGAGCGGGGCCTGTGGCACGAAGAGAGCGCCGTGGGCTACGAGATGGCCAGCACCGGCCAGCAGCTGTACCTGTGGGATGGCCGGGCCCTGTGGGCGGCAGACCCCGACCGGGAAACAGAAGGGGAAGCCGAGGCGGCACTGCAGTTTGAGGCGGTGAGCGGGGACATTGGACTGACCGAGACGGATGACAAATACATCAGCCGGATCACCCTGCGGCTGGACGCGCAGGTCCACAGCGTGGTGACGCTGGCGGTGAGCTACGATGGCGGCCCCTGGGAGACCCTGCGCACGGCAGCGGCCACGGGAGACCACGACCGGCTGAACCTGCCCTTTGAGCCGCGCCGGCACGACACCCTGCGGCTGAAGCTGAGCGGCACGGGGCAGATCGCACTGCGGAGCATGGCCTTTACATTGGCGGGCACCACCGGCGGCCGGGTGACCGGGGCCGGGCCGAGAAAGTGAGGAAGAACGATGGCGAGTTTAGCGGGGCTGAACGGCATCAGCCTGCCCAGCTTTGGCAGCAGCATGGACCCGGAGGACGCCCGGGCGCTGCGCAACTACCTGTACCAGCTGCAGGAACAGCTGGGGTATGTGCTGACCAACCTGGACAGCGAGAACATGAGCGAGAATTTTTTGAGCAGTAAGGGGGAGACGGAATGAGCAGACTGAGCAATGCCCGGACGGAACTGGAGAACTACGAAAAGACCCGCCCGGCGGACTATGTGAGCCAGTACCAGCCGAAGATCAAGGACGTGATGGGCCAGCTGGACGGCATGAAAGAATTTGACTACGACCCGGACGCCGACACGGCCTACCAGCAGTACAAGAGCCAGTACACCCGCTCGGCCAAGCTGGCGAACCAGAACGCCCAGGCCAACGCGGCGGCCCAGACCGGAGGCTACAGCTCCAGCTACGGCACCCAGGCGGGCCAGAACGCCTACACGACCACCATGAACAACCTGGACAACGTGCTGAACAGCCTGCAGGACCAGAGCCGCAGCGAGTACACGGCCAAGCGCACCGGGCTGGAGAGCCAGCTGAGCGGACTGCAGAACGCCGAACAGCAGGACTACCAGAACTACCAGAAGGACATGGCCAACTGGATGGACGGGCTGCAGTACCGCCAGAACGAGTACGACAAGGCCAGCAGCGAGAGCAGCCAGCGCACCAGCCGGTGGCTGAACGGCATTCTGAGCGCGGTGCAGCTGGCGGCGCAGATCTTACCGTTCTTTTTTGTGTAAGGAGGGGACACCATGGGAACCATTGCGAGACTGAACACGGTAAAGAAGAAGCTGGCCCAGGCCGAACAGGCTATGCCGGGGGCCTACCAGAACAACTACACGGACAGCATCAACCAGAAGCTGGGGCAGCTGGCGGATGCCAGCCTGACCGGCAGCACCGGCGTGGACACGGACGCCCTGAATGCCGCCTACCAGCAGTACCGGGCAAACAGCGTGGCCAACGCCCAGAACGGCGCGGCGGCCGCT